AATCTTAATGAAGTCCAGATACCAAAGATTATCATAAATAATCCTGCTACTCCGATCAAAAGTCCATTTGTTACTGGGTTTCCTGTAAACTCTTCTAAGATGCCCAGGAAAATAGGGAATAATATACAGAGTAAGTTGATTGTGGCTAATGTTTTATTTCTCATGTTTTGTTTAATAAGTTAAGTGGGGCTTAAAATTTACAGGGTAATATTAAAGTGAAAATTCCTATCACCATACCAATAATAATTGTTAAAAGTATAGCAATATTCTCATTGCTAAGTTTCATTTGTTTTATTTTTTTCTTTTTTTCTTATTCTTTCAATATGCCTATCCCACATTTTTTCTGATTCACTTTTTTGTTCTCCCTCTTCTTCGTTCTGCTCTGGAGACTCAGGCATAAAGGCTTGCATCATTATTCTTGTTTTATATGATTGCATCATCATTCTATAAACTTCTAATGGGAAAGTAATTAGACTCTCCACAAGCTTTATTAAGCAAATACATATAGAGACAACAACACCGACTGTTAAGCCAGAAATTAAAGCAACCATCCCATAGATGATTTTTATTATTGTCAGCTCACTTAACACAAAAGGATTCTTACTCATGATATAAAATTGTATAATTATCGGGCTTAATACCAACTACATTAAAATCAATGTACTCAATAGCTTCATCTGTAGACATACCATCCCCCTCGAAATGTGCAATCATTTTATTGTAAGAATATACTAGGAACCCTCTTTGGTCTATTCCTGTGATACAATCGTCTAGCCCTGTAAACTTAATAGCATCATCCGAAATGTACGGATCAAGTTCTAATATTTCTTCCCATGTAATTTTATTAGAGATTATTTTACGTCTCTGCTCTGAACACACAGAGAAAAATCGCAATATTAAAAAGATTACGATTATCCAGGCGGCAAAAATTAAAATATAATTTAACATGCCGCAGTTTATCAACTACACTAAAGGTAGTCAAGTAAAATTATTACTCTTCTTCTTCCTCTGAAACAACTGTAGATTCAGCTATTTCTGGAGTGTCCCCTACTTCAGCCACTTTTCTAGCTAAAACAACAGCAGCTTCTGCTACATTTAAGCCTTGAGATTTTACGGCTACATCTAGAAGTTGAATAAGAATATTTAATTCGTTGTCAGTAAATTCTATAGTTTTCATGTTATGAATTAATTATATGTGCAAAAATGTAGTATTCTATTTTTTTTATGAATTTAAGTGTAATTTATATTTAAAGAATATATAACCGATATGGCAAACGAATTAAAAGACAGAATCCATACAAGTACTGCAACAGGGTCAGGAGATTGGGCATCATTTAGAAGTGAAGTCACAGGTACATTTTTAAATGATGGAGGAACAGGCGCAGGAGCTATCGCAGGAATTAATTACACAGATTTCTCAAACCACTTAGTTAGAGAGTATAATAAACAGGTAGATATGAGAATCGATAGTTGGACAGGAACAGCAGGGCAAACAACTGGTTTAGTTATTGAGCCTTTTGACGAGGGATTTAGATATACTGGTACAGGAGGATTTAGCAATTACCCTTAATCTAATCTAATCGGATGGGGTAAAAACCAGTGTTCGCATCCATTAAGAACATCTTGTAATTTTACCATAGACATCCAGTCTTTACGCCCTCTTCTTTGATAGCCTTTATATAAGCAGTTATTAAACTTATAAGCTCTATCTTTTAAGTTGCATTTATCCTTTGCTAGATTAAAAAGATCTGTATTTTTAGCGTGTAGAAAAAACGCACCGAAATCAAAAGCTATCCACTCAGGCTTATTTGATTCATTGCACCAACCCTCTTTGCCATTTACGTTCCTAAATTCAAGCAGTACTAAACCCTCTCTAGCTGACTCTTTCATACTTTTTAAGTCAACAGTTTTGCCGTCTATAATATAGTCTGTATGCTCTTTAATATCTTTCTTAGGAGAAGCTGCTTCGACTTTTAGCTTTGCTTTTTCACAAGCTCTTAAATAACGTGTGATAGAATCTTTAGTTAATTTGTCTGTTTTTTTTAAGTGTCTGTTTCCAGACATTCCTCTAGCTCTATTTGATGTAAGATTATTCATAGATAATAGAAGATTATAATGCAAAAAAAAGTTTTTGCAATTAAAAACCCCCTAGCCCAAACGGGGAGGGGGTGTCTAAGAAATCAGTCTAGAATTAATCCTCAGACTTCTGCTTGGCTTTTCCAATATTTAGGGCTGCCCAATCGACGAGAGCATAAACTTTAGCCCAAATTGATCCTTTTTTCGGAGTAGGTGTCGCAGCAGTAACCGCAGAAGCAAAAGCTATGAGGGCTGTTAAAACACCAAACCAAGGGTTGTCTTCAATAAGTTTAAGTATCATTTCCATAATATATACAATGGTTGTTACTATTAATTACACCTAATCAGGATGAACTATGTAACCTTTTTCTTTTATTTTGTACCAAAATTGCTTTTCTGACCATTCTTCTTGGAATCTTTCTTTACTGCCTACTCGCCACCTCTCATATGATTCTTTTAGTGTTTTTACAGCAATTGAAGAGCTTTTCCAATCTCCAACTTTTGTTGTAGATTTTCTATCAAGCTTATATATTTTAAAGAATTGTCTAAAAATTTTTAAATGCTCTGGTTCTATATCATGCAGTTTGTTATATCTTTCTTTTGGAGACCAATGTGGAACTGCTATTAATTTATTATCTATTTCCCCGTCATCCTCAAATCCTAACATTCCCAGGATTCTACAACTCACCAAAGTCCCTCTGTCGATTGGGTCATGATTAAAAACTAAAACATCAAGGGGATCATTATCTAAAGCTATTGTTCTAGGAATAAATCCATAGTTTATTGGGTATTGTAAGGATGAAACTAAGCATCTGGTTAATTCAAAAATATTTAAATTTTCATTGTACTCGTACTTAGTATTTGTTCCCTTTGGGATTTCAATAATACAGTTTACATGAGCGTAATCGTCATTAGTAATAGGTATATCATTTACTAGATTCATTTTCTTTGAGAGTATAGAAAACACAGAGTTCTTCAGCTTTTTTTATTGGCTTTACTGTATATAATATTCTTTCTTTACCTTTATTCAAAATAAAACAGTTTGGATGTTCCGAATGATTTACAAACCCGCCGAGAGGAGTCCTAATCCAACTGTTAGATTCTTCGTGAAAAATATGAGTTATCCCTAAACATTCAGCCGCAGGAATATCCTTTGAGCAAATTAAACCTAACCCATGTATGAAACTATCATCAATAGTCACACAGCTAGGCAATGGTCTGTAGTTATTTAGGCCAATCATTTTGTTTTTGCCATTTTAATTAATTTTAATTATTTATAAGTACATTTTTGGGTGATATTTCTAATATCTCATCACAAACTTTCTTTACTTCTGATTGTTTTATATTTGGGTAACTTTGTATAATAGCTCTAAGCTCATCGATCTCAGAGATAAAAATATTGTACTCTGATTTTTGTATTATCTTTAAATCATTATGACAATCAAAGATAAATCTATCAAAGACTTCGTACTTATTATTTGGATCAAGGGGGTCATCACTAGCCCCCAAAGCTTTCTCAATGGGATGTATTATGGTTTTCCCATGAACATAATCTAAGACATGCTCCACAAGGACAGTTATTTCTTTTTCTTTATACACCTTTTAATTGTACTTAAAAAGGTGGTTTGTTCAACAACAAATTAAGAAATTCTTATCCTACTTCTTATCTTAGAAACGTGACGCTTTTTCTCTAAAACAGATCCGCCTTCACGACTACCAGCTCCATTTGTATTACCCTCTATCGTCACTACATAACCACTTGAGTCTATGTCTTTTACAGCTAAGCCAATGTGAGAAAATGTAAAGACAACTATATCTCCAGCTTTTATATCCTCATTGCTTGGCTTGCGAAGATCTACTCCTTTACCGTCCTGTTGTTTAGCCCAGTTTTCGAAATCCCAGGCTCCAGCAGTTCTTGGTCTCTTGAATTTTATATCTTCACCCTCGATAGCTTCTCTAACTAACCAACAGATGAAAGCTGCACACCAAGGCCAACCTTTATCTGGATCAAGCCAAGTAGCCGCTTTGTATTCATCTACTCTTGGGCCACAATTACTGCCATCAACCTCTGAAACTCCTATTTCTTCTCTAGCTAATGAAACCATTTTTTTCGGGATATTACCGTCTGGCTCTGGAGCGTTTTTAGTAGACAATTTTGCCAGAATAGCATTCCAAGTTACAGGCCCATCTGAACCATCAGCAGAAACACCTAATAGTTTTTGTACAGCTTTTACTACTTCTTTTTTACCTTTAAAATTCATTTTAATTACATTTTCTACTAAATGAAGCACATATGGACATAACAAAACACAAGGCTATTAAAGTGCATATAAAATCAGAAAACCTTTCTATTTTTTTATTTAAAATTTCAGATTGTTCTTCGTTATAATACATTTTTGTATCCATAATATTGTTTATAGCATCGATAGTAGGATCAGTCATATCGTACATTCTGGGTATGGAAGCCTTAATCATTCCTATATCGCCTTTTTCTGCCCACGCAATCAACTCATTAACATACTCATTTATTTTTTCTTCTTGTACAAACACAAAATCAGCATACTCCTGCTCTTTTGGTGTTATATCTTTTTTGTAACCCTCTAGATATTCATCTTTATAACCTCTCTCTTCATTTAAAATATCTACCATCTCTGCTGGAGTCATTGTGCCATGAGATGTTTTAATTACAGAATTAACTATGATAACTCCATACCAATCAAAACACATGCCAATCTCCATAATTGAAGATTCTGATTGACGAGCGTTTTCTTTAAGGGTGTTTTGTATATCTTTATTTAATTCAAATCCTTTTAAGCCAAATAATAAACAAATGGCGGATAAACAATAAACTATAAATTTCGGTCTCATTTTTTTATAAAGTCTTCTGGGTTTTTCTCAAATCTCTTGCCTAATCTCACTATACCACCGATAACTTCAGGACTTACTACTCCAATGATTCCATAAGCAATAGCCTTAGTTAAAGAAGATACATCGGTTTGCTCTAAAACAAACCATGCTATTCCTGCGGCTATCGCTGCTGTTAAAATTCTTTTAAATTGCTGTTTTACGGATAAACCGCTATCACCTGACAGAAGACGAGCGAACATTGCAGCCGCCCCCACAAGCGGAACAAGCCATCCTCCATTGATGAACTCTTTTAAAATAGACTTTTCGGGTTCCATATAACTATTAGTTACACAAAAAAAGCCCTCCTTGCGGAGAGCTTTTTAAGTTTATTTAATTTCGTAATAAAAATTTTAGAAATCAAATTTTAGTCCAGCGCCAATAATCCACTCATCTTCAACTTTAAAAGCTGAATTATCAAAGTCATTATTGTTGTATGATAGCTTAGCTGAAATAGAAAGCTGATCAGTGATAGGATAGGCGGCTTTAACACCAGCTTCTATCGCTGTATACTCATCTGCAAGGTTTACAGTTAAGAATGGGGTTGCAACAAGATCATTGATTGGAGTAGCAACTGAACGAGAAACTCCCAATTCAACGCCAAACCAATCATTTTCTAGTTCGTGCCAAACTGCTGCCGAAGCATCAAAGAGGCTGTAACCATATCTGAGACCTAGTGCAACTTCTTCACGGTCTCCGAAAACTGAATCGAAACCAGAAAAACTTGCGGTTGCTCCAACTTCTTGTCCAAGAAGTTTAATTGTTTTACTATATGAGACAGCAAATTCTCCATCCTCAGAGTTAGTATCTGTATCGAAAAGACCAGCTCCAATTGAAAAATCACCACCAGCAAGAGGAGCCGTTAAGCTAAGAGAGTATCCAAGAGAATCTTCTCTAGATGCTAAACCTCTATCTGTAGTAAAGTTGCTGACTGAAATACCACCACTAACGCCAATATTATCAGCAAGAGTAGTAGCATTTGACTCTGCACCACTAAAAGCGATGCCCAACGCGGCCAAAAGGCCAAGTATTGTTTTTTTCATGTTGTTGTATTATGAACTTTTTGTAATCTTTTTCAAGATTATTTTTATGTTTACACAATTATTTATTTGAGGAGTAAATTTCTCTCTCTATTTTCCTGAATCTAGCATCTGAATGCCAAATTTCATTAGTTTGTGGCGTATAAATACCGTCAATTGTTTGTATCGCTTTCCCCTTCTCTAATCTTAGAGTAGAAGGCTGATATATGTTCAAATTCCCTACGCTCGGTGTTGAGGTAGTCTCGCAGGAGGTCAGCCCTGTCAGCGCTATGAGTATCACCATTAATCCTAAGGTTCTCAATTTCTTGTACGAGCTTCTGCTCTTTTTCTTTAAATTCTTTGTAAAGGTCATAATAAAACTTTTTATTTTTTAAAGTTAGGTATAGTTCTATAGATTTTAGAACAGATTTTATCAACTGAAACATTTTATGGGCAACAATAGACCTGAGGTTTAAATTTTATTTGGACAGTGCCAACATTATTTTTATCATCAGATAAGAATCCGTTACAGTAAACATCTTGTGATGTAAAATGCACGGTCTTCTGCTCAAAGAAAAAAGACTCTTCGCTGTCACTATCTCCAGCTTTCTTTAGCTTGAAAATCGTTGATCCTGTAGCTGAATTCATGATTTTTACTACATATAACTCTTTTTTGAGTAGGTTTTTCATGCTCTCAACACAGCCTACAACCTCAAATACAGTTTTTCGATTAGTGTCCATATATAAGTTTACAGTTATTTATTATATAAATTCAACTTCTTTTTTATATTATAACTAGCAAAAGTGTAAAAGAAAATATGGCGGCAGAAGGAAAAAATGAAGTAGCAAGAAATTTACTGGATTTACAGCCCACGGCTGTTCTAGAATTCTTTCAACTAATATTAAAAGATCCAAATCAAGAAAAAGAAGAAAAACTTTTTTTCCATGGCGGTTCTATATTTTCTGACAGCCTAATATGGCAAACTAATCAGTACTTCCCAATAGCTGTAGAATCAGAGGGGTTTGAGATTTTAGGAGATAGAAGGCTACCTAGGCCAAAGCTAAGAGTAGCTAATAGAGACTTTTTAGTAACAGCTTTATTGCAAAAATATAATGATTTTATAAACGCAAAAGTAATAAGAAAAAAAGTTTTTGTTAGAAATTTAGACGATGCTAACTTTGATGGTGGTAATCCTTGGGGCGCTGCAAATCCTAGCGCAGAAATTTCATCTGAAACATGGTTTGTGGGTAGAAAAGCCGCAGAATCTAAGCTTTTTGTAGAGTTAGAATTAAATTCTCCTTTAGATTTAGAGTCATTTAATGTAAACGATAGGGCAGTTGTATCTAAATACTGTTCTTGGCAATATAGAGGTTTGGGGTGTAGATATGCTGGACTACCAGTAGAAACAGAAGATGAAAAGCCTTTTATTAACGCAACTGGTGGTGTTGTAACACCTACTTATAGACCCCCGAATAATTCATCTGTTGATTTTTGGTATAGTTCTGATGCTGAATGGAATGACAATAAAACATATGTGGCTGGTGATATAGTTTGGGTTTCAGGTAGCGCTGGTGGAATGCCTCCTTTAGATTTCGTTGGGAACAGACCAGAAGCTGGTATTGGTTCAGAGCCTACAGAGCCATACAAAACTGTTTATGTCTGCGTTAGCGGAAATGATGGACAGTTTCCCAACCAAAACCCTAGTTTTTGGATAAAAGATGGATGCGCTAAAAGTTTAGGAGCTTGTAGAAAAAGGTTTAACATAGATAACCAATTCACTTACGTAAGGGAGACATTAAATGATACACCAACAGGATTTAACACTATAAAATTCTCTGGTAACAAATCTATATCTGAAGGCGATTGGACAGATGGCAATGGCAGTTCTGCTGGTCTTTTTTACTCAGTGGCTCCAATAGTTACAGGATCACTTGCTGGGGCATTTACTGTTGCTGGCTGGGTTAGTGGTAATGATGCTTCTAGCCAAATGAGTGCAATTTTAAGTACAACTTCGAGGGGTGAGGACAGTGCAGCTTTATCTAATACAAAACTAAATGACTTTTTTAATTTGGCTAGAGCTAATGACGGACAGCCATCTAGCCAAGGTCAAGTTCAATTTAACTATTTAACTAAACCTAATGGACAGGAGAAGGTAGATTATAATTTAGGAGAATTAGACGCTGGTTGGACATTCTTTGTGATATCTAACGAGGGGCCAACTACCAGTAATCCAGACTATGTTGATACCAGTAGTCCAACTAGATTCG